CGATACAATGCCCAAGGACTAGATACTGGCCTCTTTGCTCCAAGAGTTACCAGGTTAGGAGTTTCACCCAACTAAATCAACTGCACCGAACTGGCGCACCATACAATTCCTCACCTAAGATTTCTTTTAAAAACTCCATTTTTGTCCTCCTGCGTTTTTTATATCTGGTTCACTCCAGTATCGAGTCCGGCCTTTTATATCCCGTGCCGAGGGGTAGCCAAGCCTTTTAAATGCCGTGCTTAGGGCATAATAAAAACCGCGCCATTCCTAGCACGGTTCTTGTCCTTGTTTAGTTGTGTTCTATAGTACTTCCGCAATTCCTTTTGCTAGTCTTGCGGCTTTCTGCATCAAGCTGTTTTCTTCTAGGTATTCTAGTCCCTTAAGGGTTATTCGGATACCCTCTAGCCCTTCAATGTTTGGTGTTTGGTCTCCTATGTATTGGATCACCTGGAACCCCTCAAGGTATCCATTTTTCAGTAGCATGCCTAGAAGGGCTTTTCTCTTTGGTTCTGTGATGCCTAGGTTGTCCGCTGAAAGTCTTCGGATGTCTAGAACTTCATAGTCCATTGATTTTTGCAGAATTGATAGAATTTTGTATATCGTTTTGAAGTCTTCCGACATGTTCTGCCTCCTACTAAAAATCCGCGCTATTTCTAGCACGGATCCTCTTGTACTGTCGCGGGCCCCCTTCGTCTTTCGACGCACCCCGCATATCGTGTATCAGCTTTCCAGGGATTCTTTAAGCCTCACAGCACTTTTTCTACTTAAAGTATATCCCGTTTAGTTCTTTGAGTCAATCAATGAGTCACTGTCCTGTAGCTTCTTGTATTGCTTCAGAGCCTTGTTCTTTTTGCTTCCTATGTAATTCACATGTACTATAAATTCCTCGCTTTCTCCAACTCTTTTATCAATGGCGACCTCTAGGCCGTAGCTTTTTCCATCCTCGCCAGGATATAGTTTATAGAACTTAAAGTCTCGATTATTCTTGTTCTTTCCTAAGAGCACTAAATCATAATTTTCTATAACCTCTGCGATTTTGTTATAACAGTCTTCCGGGTATTCATTTATGTGCCTGTATAAGATGTAAGCAAGGTCTGTTTTCTTTAAAAGAACCTGTTCTTTATTGATTCCGTATTTTTTTAAGATTTCAGGGGTCTTAGCCACTTGATAAGATTGTTTTGCATCTAGTTCGCTAAGGTATCCGATCCAGTAGCTTTTATCCTCGCCCTTATCTTTCTTTTTCAAACTTGCCAAGTTTTGTTTTAAAAAGTTGGAAAGGTCCTTTTTTGTTCCTATGTCCTCTTTATATTCCAATCGTTTCTTCGGTATTCTTACAGGCTTGTAAGGTCTTCCTTTTGTTCCGCCTATCTTCTCGGCTGAATAGTCTCTCTTTAATCGGCCCTTAGAAGCGTCCACAAGCTCCTTCAGTCTCATCTTGTTGTATTTATACCAGTAATCTTCTTTCGTCGTGTCTAGCCCTGCTGCAGCTTTCACACGGCGCTCTCTGTCCCACTTTCTCATATTTCTTTCGTAGGACCTTTGCTTTTGCTCCATCTGGTATACTCTGTCATTTTCTTTGGGGTTTACAGGCTTGTTATAATCTTCGCTTATTCCTGGAAAGTATGCGGTAAATGAATGCCTACAGTTCCAACCTCCTAGGCCTGCGCCTGTTCCGTATCCTGTGGCCTCATAAAAGTTCTCGTAATTTCCTTCCGGATAGTTTACCCAGAACACTTTGCCTTGCCAGGCTGCATGGCTTGGTCTGGCTCCCATGTGGGCACTTGTCTGTACTAGATTTATATCTAGCTCATCAATGACCGATTTCTCGCAAGCCAGGGCGTTCTGGTTTACTGCGGTTCGTACTGCCAATCGAACGGCCGCCTCGATTGATCGTTGAGCACCGCTTGGGTAGGATACTTTTGTTAGGCCCTCTCTGCATAGCTTGTCTATTGTGTTTGCGGTTGCTTGATCCAAAGAATAGGCTCCGCTTGATACCTGAAGATAAGCCATGTCGTAGTATCTCATAAAAGTGTCGCTAGCCAGTTGAGCTGTGGTCCTTGTAAGGTTCTGGATGTCTCCCCACAGTGCTGATGTTCCTTTTTTGATCTGATCCGAAAATTCTAAGCCGCTTGTGTCGTATCCTCCAGCCTCTAGTCTGTCGAAGGTATCACGGATACTTTTATAAGCGCTCTGTTGCATAATCCGGTCGACTTCTTCTTCGGAAGTGTGAAGTATTTCAGCTAATCTTTTGTTAATCCAGTCTTGCTGGAGTCCTAGCTGCTTTAGCTTGTTGTTTAAATACTCCGTTGTGCTTGTCATAGCGTCCTGATTCATCTTGATCCGCTCCGCTATGTCCACCAGTATTTCTGTGGCCAGTTCCTGATACAGTTTTTCTAGGTCGTCACCTACGTTCTGTAGGTAGTTTGGTTCTAGCATTAGGCTTCACCCTCTGGCTCCTCGTCGTCTTGTGTTTCATCTTGCTGGAAGAACATACTTTGAATTCTGTCTGCCGGGTTCTCTATTTCTCCGGTCATCTCTCTGGCTGTTTCTTCGTCCTCTCCGTAGTATCGGACGCGATATTCCCATTTCTGTAGGATGCCGGCCGAGATTTCCTGCAGCATTCGAAGTCGTTCCGTTTCCTCGTCTGAAAACATAGTGTCGTCAAATTGGATCGTGATTCGAACGTCTGGATCAAGCCCAGATATGTGGCACTTCTCTTTGCCTAGGATGATAATCGATCTCGTTAGCTCTGTCAGGGCGTCCTGGATTGCGATACGCTGCTTCCAGACGCTTTCTGTTAGTTCTTTATTGCTAGCACGAACCTGCGTTGCTGTGGTCATGTTCTGGATACTGAACTGGTATCTATTTTGCCCAAGTCCGCATTTACTTGATAAAAGATTTAGATTGAATTGAACATTCTCTTTGTTCTCGTCAACTCGAAGGCTCGGATTGTATTCCTCAAAAAGTCGAGGCTTGTCTGGGCTTACTTGTGTTCCTGTACTTACGTATAGGGATTTCTCTAAAGTTGCACCAACGTCGGGCTCTTGCCTTACGGGTACTCGTTCACCTTTATCGTTTAGCGCGTAGGCTGTTGGCTTCATGCTAAATAAGGCCTGATCCATGAAAACCTTTTTCTTTCCTAGCAGGGTATCCATGAATAGATTGTCGTACGCCAAGTCGCAGCTTTCTAGCATGTCGATTGCGTTTGCGTAGATCGACATCCCTAATGGTACGTCTGCTATGTTGTTTTCTATATTGGGCTTTAGGATCACAAAAGGCTTACAAGGCAATTTATAGCTGATTGCTTCGCCGTGTGGTGCTGATACTCTTTCATAGCCTACGGCGTCTCCTGCCACGTTGTTGATCTTGAAGTAATGGTTGTAGATTTGGTAGCCTTCTTGCTCTTGCTTGAAGACCTGGATGTACATGAATCTATCCCCGTTTTGTGTGTACTCGCTAGCCAGTGCAATTTCTGAGATATCTTCCTCATCATAAGTTAATGGCACTATTTTCTGCGCGTCCTTGATAGCTTTGATTTGTACGCTCTGGGCACTTAGCTGCCCTTTGTTTACTGTTGGATTTACAAGCTGCAGATAGAAGCACACGGTCCCTTGTGCGAATTCTCTCTCGACTGCTTTGTTTCCTAGCTTCCAGAACTTGCTGTTTCCTAAAACTCCACCGTTCTGTTCTTCTTTGTCTCCAGTCAAGAATTCTTGTGTGGCGTCAGTTCCGTGTTCGTTGCACTCTACAAGAATTCGAGTCTTATCGTTTAGAAGTAAATCGGCCCAGTCTTCGCAGATTTTCTTAGCCATTCGCATTTGTTTGCGTTTTACTTGTCTGCTGTCTCCGCTTTCGTTCTTGATCTCGTATTTATGAAAATCTTGAACGTAGCCTTTCCACCAATCGTTCCAGAATTGAATCTTGTTGTAGTAGTCTTGGACTTCCTGGCTCACAGGATATCCTAAGTCCTTTAGTATTGTGAATAAAACTTTCATTTAAGTACTCCTTCCTGTGATCAGGTCCATATATGTTGACCAACTGTAAAAATGGGCGTCGAATGTATCGACGTCGGTTGTAAAGTCATCCAGAATCTTGTCTTCCTTCGATTTTGTATCGTATAAAGCTGTGCTCAAACTTTCGACCACCATAGGTACTGCCTGGAACTTCATCTTGTGTCGGTTCAGCATCATGTTGTAGGTCAGAATACGTGTCTTTCCGTCTATCTTGCGGCAATCCATCACATTGGTTGGAAAGCCTGCCCTTTGTACGGCTACTCGTATACTGTTCAGAATTACCTGTTCGGCGTTATCTACAAAAACGCTTGATACCACGAATCCTTGCTGCCATAGGCTGCGTAGCATGTCTACTGTTTCTACACATAGCCTTTCTGCATCAATCGTTCCTTTTGAGTGGATGATCTTTCGCTCTGCAAAGGTTACAATCTCAGAAAGGTCTGCCGTGATTCCGGTTACGATCAGGCTACTGTGTGAACGTGTTCCACCTATGTCCAGGCCTATGTTGATCATGTTAAAAAGTGGGAGTTCTCCTTTGACTTCCCACTCGTCTGGATTGTCTGCAAACTGTGGAAAGAGTAGCCCTTCCGCGTTGCACCACTCCCCTAGTATGTATCTGTTGTATAGGACAGTCCCTCGATATTCGAGTTTCAAGTTTTCCACGAATTCCTGCGGCAGAAACGGGTTGTCTTCAATCGTGTATTTCTGTCGGAAGATGTCAGCTCCTAATTCTAGAAACTTTAAAAACCAATGGTTCTTGTTGTCCGGGTTGCAGGTTCCGTCAAAGCAGCTATAAGGCTTGTCTAGACGCGACTTTAGCATGTCAAATACTTTCTTATTCCAGGTTACGACCTCATCCCCGTAGCAGTAGGCTACTGAGGCCCCCTGTATCTTTGTGACCTGGCTCTCTTTGTCCGCGCCTATTGCGTAGCAGTTACGGCCGAATAGTCGCACCGTGTTGTCTGGTCTTACTCTTCCAACCAATTCAGGCCCGTATAGTTCTCGCATGGGTTCTAGAACGTTTCTTTCAAGTGTTGACTTTGTGTTCCCTATGAGGAACACGTGGCCTGGAAGGCCCTCTATAGCTCGAATCCGTTTCGGGATGATGTAGTAGTCCAGCCATGTCTTTCCACTACGCGTGGCCCCTTCTTTTATGTTCCATCTGCTTGGTTTATGATTCCAGAACTCTTTCTGTTTCTCAGTTAGTTCCACTATCGTCTCCGGCTACTGTGTCCATAGCTTTCAATAAAAGATCCAGTTTCGTAATCTCTTTAGAAGGGTCGCCTTGTCTCTTGATCTGTTCGGCTTGTGCGTTCATTAGCTTCGTTCTGGCTCTGTCTAGGCTTGTGACTGGTTGTTGCCCTGTAAGGTCTCGAATGAATTCTGCAGCTCTTACGTCTCCACGTGTAGCTTTGTTGAACATGGTTGCGGCTAAAAGCATTTGATTGCTGAGCTCTTCATCTTCTAATCCCATGTCGATCAGCTTCTCTTTGTTTCTTTCGCTTGGCTCCAATTCTAGGATTGCGGCCAGGCATTGTTTTAGCTTCTTTTTCTTTTTCTGGACTTTCTGGCTTGCGGCTCCGCCTTTGCGTCCCATCTCTGCTGCATTCTCTTTCGTGAAAGGCTTCAGGTTTTGCATAGGGTCTTTGCGCTGTCTGGCCGCTTCGCTTTTTGTACGTCCAGCTAATCCCTTAGCAGGCATCTGATATCAGCTCCGCTTGTTCTCCGGTGTAATCTTCCCAGCGCTTGATAATTACATCGGCATAGTGTGGATCATACTCCATCATGAAGCACCTCCGTCCTAGCTGTTCGCAAGCCATAAGCGTGGAGCCTGAACCTCCGAATAGGTCTAGCACGTTTTCTCCAGTTCGGCTGCTGTTCTTGATCTGTCTTGCAATCAGTGGAATTGGTTTCATGGTTGGATGCAGATCGGATTTCGTGGGCTTCTTCTCGTCCAGAATCGTTGTGTCCTTGCACCCCTCCAGGATTGATTTTAGAAGGTCTTTAAGCTCGTCCTTCTTCATGCTGTCAATGTCCAGGTTCTCTGTATCTTCGAGTACGGTTACAAGGTTTCTAGTGTTGACGAAGTAATGGGCTGCGCCATCTTTCCATCCGTAAAGGCACGGCTCGTGTTTCCACTGGTAGTCCTGGCGGCCCAGTGCGAATGTGTTCTTGTTCCAGATCAAGGTTTGTCGGATGTTTAGGCCTGCACGTTCGGCTGCTTCCAGAAAGTTCTTACTTTGTGTGGATGCGTACCAAATGTAGAAAGCACCGCCAGCCTTGAGCTGCTCTGTCATGTTCTCGAAGGCTACTTTTAAAAATTCGATAAAGCCCTCGTCATCTTCCCAGGAGTCGTTATCAATGACCAATCCGTCGGTTCTTCGGTGTAGCTGCTTAGCCTCTGAAGGTCTCATATGCTGTCCTAGTGCTACGTTATACGGTGGATCAGTTACGACCATATCCATGGTAGCGTCGCTGCAAAGCTTTTCTACATCCTGGCGTTTGGTACTGTCTCCGACCATCAATCTGTGCCTTCCTAGCATCCAGCATTGTCCTCTTTTGGTTGTTGGCTCTTCCGGAATCTCTGGCTCGAAGTTGTCGTCCTCTGCGATTTGTTCGTCGAATGTTTCTGTCTCAAATCCGAAAGGCTCCATATCGAAGTCCATGTTGTCTAGCTCTTCCAGTTCAAACTGCAAAGCGTCAAGGTCCCATTGAGCGGCCTCTGCGACTTTGTTGTCTGCCAATCGGTAGGCTTTCACCTGTGCTGGCGTTAGATCGTCGGCCTGGATGCACGGCACTGTCTCAAGGCCTAGCTTTTGTGCTGCCTTCCATCTCGTGTGTCCTGCAATGATGATCAGGTCTTTATCCACCACAATAGGTTGCTTGAATCCGAACTCGTCTATAGATGCTGCGACTAAATCGACGGCATCTTCGTTGAGTCGTGGGTTGTTCTCGTAAGGCTTCAGGTCGCATGTTCTTATGTCTGTAATGTTCATGTGTGTTCACCTCTGTTGTATTAAAAAAGAAGCGTTAGCAGCTCAGGGTTCTCTCCAATGAGAGGTTTATCCTGTTTAGCTTCTAAGGCTTCTTTGTTGTCTATGATTACCCGGAGCGCTGAAATACTAAAATTAATCCCATGATTTGTCGTAGCTGTTGTTGATGTTGACGTTGACTAGAAAGCACTCGTTTTTTTAGAAAGGAGGACGCTCCGGGTAAAAGAAAAGAGGGCCTTTTTCTATCGGTCCTCTTTTACAAGTACTAATATACCACTTTAAAGTGGTACACAGTGGGAACTCTTTAGTTTTTTGTGAGCTTTTTTACTTCCGCCATCAGATGTTTATATAGTCCTCGTCTTGTGTATCCGTATTTCTCAGCTACTTCCACGGCCTTGATTCTATGAATGTACAGATCCCATAGAATGTTTTGGTCTTGCAAATCGAGAAGTTCTGTCCATCTTAGGTCCATCAGTCTTTTCTGAAAGTGATGCAGTTCTTGTTCTTTGGCTGATATCTCTTCAAATAAACCGAGCGGGCTGTGGTACTGATGCTGATATGTCGGCATAGGCCACTTGCTTTTTTTCTGTTCTGCGGTCAGTTCGATTCCTCCAGGCTTTGCAAGGCCTGTTGTCTGGTGGTTTAGTACCTCCAATTCCTGATTCAATTCAATCAAACGGTGGCAGCAGTAGCGCACCGTTTTTAGTTCTGGAATTAATTCATCATAAGTCATGTTTTACCTCCTTAAAGCTTCAATCAAAGCCTTTTGTGTTATGTTCTTGTGTTCTAGTGCATCCAGCATGTCCTCATCTACTGTGCCTCTAGCTATGATCTGATAAATTGTCACGTTTTGCTTTTGTCCTTGTCTGTAAATTCTGGCATTCGCCTGCTGATACAACTCAAGGTTCCAGTTTGGAAGCGTGTACCAGATTGCGATATGTCCACCACGTTGAAGGTTAAGCCCATGTCCTGCGCTTGCTGGATGCAAAAGCAGCACGTCTATCTTTCCGTCGTTCCAGTCTCGAACGTCGTCCTCGTTCTCAAGGCTGCGGACTTCTAGTTTCTGTTTCTTTAGATGTTCCTTGATTCGTTTTAGTTCGTGTTTGAAGTAATAGAACACCATTACAGGGTTCTGGTTCGCTGATTCGATCAAGTCGTCTAGTGCCTCAAGTTTAGCAGCGTGAAGGGTTGCTACTGATTCGAGCTTGTTTCCTAGCTGATCGCGTTTATAGATTTCTCCTGATGTCATTTGTAGCAGCTGGCCGCATAGCACTCCAGCGTTGGCTGCTAGCAGTGATTCGTTGTTATCTAGTTCCAGAACCTTCTCACGTTTGAAAGCGTGGTATTCTGTCATCGCTTTTTGAGGTAGCTCGATTGATTTTTTTAAGTACTGAACCGGTGGAAGTTTGGCGCAGTCTGCCTGATCCAGACTCATGCATACGTCACTTATTTTCTTGTATATTTTTTCCTCTGCATCTGGTCTTGGCTTCCAATCGTATACAATCATCCCGTTTCTTCTTCCTGGAATTAGATATCTTTCTCGAAACTGAGTTAATGTTCTACCTAATCTTTCTCCCTGATCGATCAAGTATATCTGGCTCCAAAGATCCGGGATTCCTTTCGGCGCTGGTGTTCCGGTTAGGCCTATAAATCTGTCAGCTAGTGGCATAACTTTTCTTAGGGCTCTGAACCTCTGGCTTCTTGGATTCTTGAAAGTTGATAATTCATCAATCACTACCATGTCAAAGTCAAAGTATTTGTTGTCTACTAGCCAGGTAACGTTCTCTTTGCTTATGAGATAAATGTCTGCCTTTTGTTGCAGTGCTTTCTCACGTTGCTTTGGAGTGCCTGCTATGATTGAATAGCTCAAGTCCTTAGTGTGCCTCCACTTTTCTATTTCTTCGGGCCACGTGCTCTTTATTACGCGCACAGGGCCAATGATTAGAACTTTTTCTATGTCGATTAGTTTTAAAAGGCTGATGATCGTTAGCGTGGTTACAGTCTTTCCGGCTCCCATAGGGAGAAGAAGGCCACACTTCTTATGATCCAGTCCGAAGTTGATAGCCTTCTTTTGATAGTCATGAGGTTTAAATTCTGTCAAAGTGTCGCTCCTCCGGTATGATTCCAGACCGCATCAGATTTGTTAATTCGTCCACCTGGGCTTTTGTACTGATGCAGTATACTTTCATACCTGTTGCCCGTATTTGGGCTACTGTGGCTTTTTGTAGGGCTCTAGGCTTACCGCCTGGCCTTTTTACTTCTACAAAGAAAGCCTTTGAATTATATGTGATCAATCTATCCGGTACGCCTGCGTTTCCTGGGCTTACAAACTTCCAGGCTTTACCGCCTAGCTCTGATACCTTTTTGATCAGATAATTTTCTACTTGATTTTCTATCATTTCTGGAAGAACTTCTTTTGAAGTTCGCGGTACCGCTCAGCGCATTCTGGACACAAATCTTTCTTGTCGTTTGTTGTGATCCACCCCTCTGGAAGTCCTTCCCAGGTTTCGATTGTCTTTCCGTTTTCAATCTTGCTCTTTTCGATTCCGACTGATGTTTCTTTTCCACATCTATCGCACTTGATATACATTCTATTTTCTTTCATGTTCTATTCCTCCTCTAGCCTTTTGGCTTGTCTTTCCTGTTTTGCTCGAATAGTGTCTTGAATCTCACTACGATCAATCTTATAAAAATTGATTAGCTGATCCATACAAATCAATACATCCGCCATTTCTTCGATTAGGTTATGTCTTAGTCCTTTGAACTCTAATGGTTTGGTTCTTTCTTTCGGATTACGTACCAGTTTAGAAATTGCCTTTTGCAGTTCTGATAGTTCTTCCATAGCAACTAGGCTCTGCCTTTCGATTCCGTACCGGTCTATTGTTTCGTTGTTGATTTGCTTATTAAATGTGTGATGTATAAGATTTTCGTTTTTAGCTACGATAATTGACATTTCTGTGTCTCCTTTTCTAGTTGATTTTTAGGGGTGGCAACCTGGTATCAAAAGCAACGCTCCAGAAACTTTATATATATATACTATATTTTCTCGCGCGCATATACATACGCATGTACTGTATTACACTATATATATTATATATTCATTAAGTTAGATAATTTATAGTTGTCTCGTTGTCAGATATATAGGATGTCCCTATTTTATGCGGTGATACTCCGGCAACTGTGCATAAATTTTAGCGTTGTTTACTCGTTGCCGTCGTTTCCACCTTGATTTTTTGAGTGCGTTGTCAGGCGTTGCCTCCTTATCGGCTGTATAAATAAGCCTCTTGCGGCGGAACATAAGCTTTCTGGCGTCCGTAAATTCCTCCAAATCTTAACGGATTTTTAGTACGAACCCATCCTAAACTTTCCATGATTGCCTTGAGTTCTCTTTGGTCCGCCGGTGTAAATTTATTCTTTGATCCATTCAAAACTTCGCACCACACCTCTAGCAGGCATACCCTTGTACGTTCTTCCGTGCCTTCGTTCTTCGGGTCTTCTAGCCATTGGGTTCTGGCGTATAAATCCATATCTTTCCAGCCCTCTGGTAACTTTCTGTCTAGATAGTCTCGGACCATGTCCTCTCGGACACTGGTAAACGTGTGCTCTTTTTGCATCTGTTCGGCTCCGGTCAAAGCTTCGCCCTGAAGATATAGTTTTTCTCCGTCCTGGAATCTCCTCTTAGCTTCGGCCCAGATCTGGTCTCTTTCTTTTGGTAGATCATCAAACACGACTTTCTTCGCTTTCGATATATCCGTATTGATCGGCCAGAATCTTCGGTTTCCTGTGTAGTCTCTTAAAAATTCATCATCATTTGTGGTACCGAAAAACACGCACTGTCTTGGGTTATCCGTTACTCTTCTCGCGTAGGCTTTTCTGTAGCGGTCATCCCTCTTGCTTATAAATTGCTTCATGGACTCGATATCGGCTTTTCTGGCTGCTGATAGTTCGGACCATTCAATCACCCATGATCCATGCAGGGCCTCGTATCCTTCTTTCCCTGAAATTGTTGTGATTGAATCTGAGAACCACTCTCCGCCCATGATGCTTAGCATGTGGCTCTTTCCGATTCCCTGGTGTCCTACTAAAACGGGCATATAATCCATTTTGCATCCTGGTGTGTAGATTCTGGCCACGGCTGCGGTAAAAGCTTTCCTTGCGACCGCTCTGCTGTACTCTGAGTCCTCGCTTCCTAGATAGTCTATAAATAAAGTATCTAGTCTAGGTATACCGTCCCATTCTAGTGTGTCCAGATAGTCTCGTACTGGGTGAAAGCTGTTTCTCTCCTGGACGTAGGCTATGGCGTCATCCACTTTTCCTTTGGCGACAATGTTGTATTTCTTTTCTAGATAGTATCTGAAGCTTGCGTCGTCCGTATCCGTCCAGGTCGGGTCGCTTGGATTGTAGTTCCACCATGGCAGGTTTCCCTTCTTGACGGGTTTCTGTGCGAATAGGTCATTGCCTCCGACTCCGTTTTTAAGTTTTGGATCATTTAAAAGTATGCGGACTATGTTGTCTGTAGTTGGCTTGAAGTTTCCCTTCTTGTCCATGTCCATGGCATTCAGCCAGTCCTCGTTTACTTCTTCTTTACTGTCTTCTACTCCTTGCGAACCCCTCGCGGTGTCGTCCTTGAAGTCGTCCCAGTCTTCATGAATCTGTTCTTTCTTGTCATCTATAAGCTGCTTCCGGGTGCCTTCGTCGTGTTCCATTAGTTCGAGCATGTGTTCTGTGCTTGCTGGATCGTCTGGCCACTTGTGTATTCTTACAAGGTCATAGGCGTTGCATAGCTGCTGCCCTGTTGGGTCTGTGTTGTGGTTGCTGTAAGCATACTTATCGTCATATATAACTAAGCCTCCGGCTGTGGATCCGTTCGTATAGGTCCAGCGGTTCGGGTCCTCTGTCTGCGTGTATTCCTCCGGTATGAACTTCTCAATCGCTTCTTGGATCGTGTAGGCTCTACAGAAGGCGCCAATCCATCCGGACTTAGATAAAGGATCTTCCTGGTGTCTTATATTGCTGTGACGCAGTTCTGTCTCTCTGTTAGAGCGAGGCCAGTAGCTGATGTCATGCCAGTCTCTGTACTGCGCCAGGATCTCATCTGGGTTCAGGTATGCATTCCTATCTCCTAGTTGTTCACAGATGTATTCTCCGTCCTTACTGGTGCTAGGCCAGAACATCATTCGTGCTGGCTGATACGTTGTGTCGTCGAAGTATTCCATTCCGATTGTACTTGCAATCCTTCGAGCGATTGCCTCGTACTCTTCCGGTGATACTCCTCTTTGTAGGGGCAAGATCCATCTGTATTTTGGCTTTTCCGGTGTGTGCTTATGCGTTGAGTAGATCACGCTGCAAAAGTCGCACGTTATCCGGATCAATTCTAAAAATTCTTTGTCTGCAAAGTCAGCATCCAGTGTTATCATGCTGCGTGATAACACACTTTGGTTGTTTCGTCTGCCATCTTTCAACTCGCCGGCTACGAATCCACCGACGTCCTTGATATTAGACTGCAGATCCTTCGTCATACTTTTGTACTCTTCCACCGTCTCTCTCGTTCGGGTCGTTTCCTTTAGTTCGGCTATGAATTCATCCCAGGACATTTCTTGGTTGAAATATTGCTTTTGTTTTCTGTTCTTGCAAGTTGCTATTGCATACATCCTTCAGCCTCCTGTCTATTCTTCCGCTATAGGATAGCCTCTAAAAGTGGGATTCATTTTATATTTCTCCGATAAACCACTTTTTGAAGCTCATGCTTGATACTTTGCTGTGTTCCTTGCTGAAGCGTTCCGTTCGCTTTGATTTCTTCTAGAAGCTTTGTAGTGCGTTCAGCATGCTTGCCGTCGCCCACCGCATGGCTTTCCATATTTCTGCAGATTACGGTTAGAGCGTTTGCGATATTGTCCAGGCGGTTGCAGATACGGTCTGCGGCTTGGTTGATCGCTTTTTCTAGCATGTCCGCATTGTCGAAGCTGGCCATGTCTTCCTTCCGTCTTTCTTCAGGCGGTTTGTTCAGGTAGGTCAGGCGCTGCTGTATAGCGCTCTGTGATCTTCCTTTTAGAACTTCTCTATAGTTCTTATAAATTGCAGCACTTGATAAACCTATAGCGTTTAGTTGTTTTAGAAGATTGTCCTCCTGCTGTGTCCATTTCATACTCATGTTCTATCCTCCTAGCCTTGGCACTTGTGCTATATCTAAGCCGAACACGTCTTTCAAAATGCTTAGAACGATCAGTGCTGCTGTGATATAGATCAAGGCTATAATTAAATCTTGTTTTTTCATGTTTTAGTCCTTCTTGTAATAATCGGATATAAATCCATCTCCTACTAGAACCAAGTCTGGCGCCCAGCTGATCGGCTTAGCCATTACGTCTAGCAGTTGCTTGAATTTTGTTTCTTTTTCTCCCGTCGGTACTTCGCAGATCACTTCATCATGAACGTGCATGACTGTCTTAGCTCCGATCTCGTCGCACCCTTTTAGCGTTTCGCATAGGCAGTCTCGAGCGATAGCCTGAACCACGTTCTCCGTAAGCTTTCCGCCCCAGGTGTTGGTCCACTCCCACTTTCGTGTTGTCTGGTTCAATCCTAAAAAGGATACCTGGCCATCCTTGATTCGTGGACTAACGTAGCCTATAATGCGCCCGTTTGGAAGTTGAATATAAATGTTTCCATTACTTTTGAAAACCTTCATGTTTCGGTCTAGGGTCGTGACTTTACCGTCTGTGATTGCATCCTTGAAGGCTCCTTCTAGCCTGTACCAGAAATCGTAGATTTTTGGCGACGCCCGTCTCCATTTAATTACAATCTCATGCTGCTGTTCTGGGCTTAAGCCCATCTTGCTAGCTCCGAAGGCTTCCAGTGCTGCCGTTCCACCTCCGTATCCGAGGGCAAGTTCGGCAATCTTTCCCTTTTGTCTTAAATGTCCGTTGATTCCGTGCTTTTCTACGGGCACTCCGAACATCTGACTGGCTGATGCACAGTAGATGTCTCCGCCGTTTTTGAATACTTCCTGGCGCCATGTTGTTCTCGTAAGCCAGGCAATCACTCGGGCTTCGATTGCGCTATAGTCGGCTACTATAAAGCTGCTGCCTTCGGGTGGTGTGATTACGGTTCTTAGAATCGTAGCGAATACATCATTCATGCTTGAATAGATGAGCTCTAAAAGTTCGAAGTTGCCTTCCTTCACGAGTGTTCTTGGTTCATCTACCTCGTCAAAGCTTGGGCGTGGAAAGTTCTGCGGTTGGATCAAGCGTCCGGCCCATCTTCCGGTTCTGCCTCCGAAGAATTGGAAGGTTCCGCGTATTCTGTCTCCCTCTCCGCACGCTCTCTGGAAGGCGTCGTATTTCTTGACGCTTGTTTTCCCGAGCTCCTGGCGTATCTCTAGGGCTCTTCTTGTTTCTGGCTTCAGTGTACCTTTTAGAAGGTCTTTCACGGCTTCCTTGTTTAAACTTTCGACGTCATGTCCTTCCTGGTCAAGGATCCATTTTTTTAGCTGTGCTACGCTTTGCGGATTTTCTAGGCCCGTGATATATCTTGCTTCATCCATGAGTGCCATTCCATGATCTAGACTGTAGGACTGAACGTTTTTTATGATCTGCGTATCTACGTGAATTCCTCTGTCGTTTATCCTCTGGTCTCTGTGCCAGTTTTCCCATTCCTGATCAGATACAGGCATCAAGTTATTTAGCTTGTTATAAATGGTTTGTTCGGATTCAACATCACGTCTGTTATACTCGATGAAAGTAATCCATTTCTCCGGATCATGCTCCGGTAGGTTCTTCCATCTTCCGCCGTTGGCTTTTGTTGGTTTGCAAGGCTTACAGAAATACTGGATCAGCCTTTTACCTGTAGCCAGTTTCACCTTGTCATCTTCAATCCCCAGTGCAGGTCCTAGTTGGCCTAAACTGGAAGGGTAGCCGTTCTCTGCGGCCATGACCATGGTGTCTTTCCACTGCTCTGGTGGTAGGAATCCATCCTCTGTTAACTTCTTTTTTACTGCTTCTTCTAGAATATTTCGCTTCGCGTACTCCTTGACATATCTGGTTAGGCATACTCGTTCGAAGTTTGCGTTGTGCGCCACCTTCGTGATGCTTTCGTCTGCTAGTGCTGATACTAAAGAAAAAGGCAGATCTTCTTCCATTAAATTTAAAACTTCTACTGGATCATTGCCCCAGGCGTATCCGAATAGAAGTATTTTGAAGTCTAAACTCTCTGCGTATTTATAAACCCCGCAGGCTGCAAGGTCGACGCTGGAGTAGGTCTCCAGGTCGATATGCAGTATGGGCTTTTTACAATAAGGCACTTAGGTCGTCGCTTCCGGTTTCCTCGTCAAACTCAGAAGCGTCTGCCCAGTCTGCGGTTACACTTGAGTGTCCGCCTAATGGTTCCCCATCTTTTACTTTTAAAACGCTGTTAAGTCCTGCAGCGATTCCTGTACCGACTTTGTTGAATGGGTAGAAGTTGAAGCTTACAGCCCCATAGCATCCACTATATACATCTTCCATAATAGCTTCCTTGCTGCTGTATGCGTATGTCACTCCGTTCTTGCGGTAGCCTACAGATACAGGCCTGTTGCTCTTTACCGCTAGCATATATTTGTTTTTACACTCTGGACTTCCTACGTATTTTTCTTCCGCATCGCAGTCAATTAATAAGCCCTCTTTAGCTCCAGGCACTCTCTTTAGCTGTGTAGCTTTTGCTTTGAAGGAAGCACCGAACTTTTCAATTCCTTCTTGTAGGGCTTCTTGATAGCCCTTAACGATTCGATTCAGAGTTTCTTTATCCTCTTTATCAATTAATACATTCACGCTGTATTTTGCTTCCATACCATCCGCGAATGCATGTGGCTCTGCTAAATGGCAATAGCAGAATCTTACTAATTTTGTTTTTACTTGTGACATCTTTTTGTTCCTCCTATTTGTATTCTTTGTCGCATTACATTTTTAAGCTGTCGCTTTAGATCGTTTCTGTGTGGTCCTGGTTTACTGTTTCGAATCTCGGCTCGGATGCGGACCATCTTTTCATCCAAATCTTTAATCAATGCCATCCTTGAAGTCATTCGTTACGCTTCCAATCTCAGGTCGCTTGTCAGTCACAGGAACCAGTGTAGGTTTTCCCTGCGGCTTCTCGATATATTCACCAACGATTTCTGCAAAGTCTTTCTTTCCGACTAATTTTTCTAGAGCCGTGATAGTCTGAAGCTTTGGCTTTGTCATGATCTGGTCGAAGTCGAAGCCTGCGCTTTGAAGTGCTTCAGATGCCTTAGACTCGTCTGTAATCTTTCTTCGGCTTGTTCCTTCTACAACTTTATATCCTTCGTAGTGTGTTCCTTTTAGCGCCTGATCCAGTGCGAACTCTTGTACCTCTTTGGCCCAGTCAATAAGTCCAGGTAACTCCGGCAAAAGCTCCGCGATTTGCTGATCTGTTAGAAGCATTCCGCACATGCGCTGATATCTTTCATTGATTGCTTTCATCTTGGCGGCGTGTGCTGCGCATTGTGCTTTTGCCTTGCAGAATTTGCACCAATCTCCGGCTTGCTGTTCTCCGTCTCCGTTCCAAGCTTCTATAGCTGCAGGCTTGACCGTGTTCTCCATCCAGTCTGCCAGTTCTTCGGTAGTAAGTTCCCAGGTGCTGATGTGATCGCGTCTAGGCTGTACGATATGAAGCTGAACCTTTTCAAAATCGTACAGACAGTCGTATAAGGCCATAACTCCTGCAGCGTAAATGGTAAGCTGCGGATTGTGTGGAGCGTTTACCTTGACACCTTCTCCGTATTTAAAATCGATAACGTGGAGCGTGTGATTGCTTACGATCACTGCGTCTGATGTCCCGAATCCTTCCGGAATCCATGGAGTCAAATCAACTTGTACCTCGATAAAAAGATCCGCGATATCGCTTTTCTTTTTCTCTTTGTTGTATACCTCTAGAACATAGTCCTTATAGAAGCTTGTAGCCTCGTCCATTTCGCCGTTGGCTGCCTTTACCTTTCTTCGTGGGTGTCCCTCGATCCAATTACGAAGTTTCTGTTCTGCTACACTGTGGGCCTCTGTTCCCTCGGCTGCGTAGACGCTTGGCTTTTCTTCGAATAGTTCCTCCAGTCTTGCGGAAGGGTGGCAGTGAATCCATTTGTTGGACCCACTGGCTGATAAAATCGCATGTTGACTAGGCATGTAATGCCTCCCAGGCTTCCTGATATTTCTCTTTAGGAATGTCGCAGATCTTGCTTGCACCCATCTGAGTTAGGAATACCTTAAGTACGGACACGCCTTTTTCTTTGGCAAAGGCAACGCCGGCTTTCTGTAGATCTTCCAGCGTGATTTCTTTCGCGAGTGCTGCTGGATCCGGTGTAGGCTTTACTGGTTCCGGTGCAGGCTCATCCATTGGCACCCAGTCTTTGGCTCTTGGAATTGTAGGCTCCTCCTGCTTTGGTGCCTTTTGTTTTGGTGCATCTTCTTCCCATGGGAATGTTTCAGGCTCAGGTAATTTTTCCTCTAGCCCTGCGCGCTTTAGGTCTAGCTCCTTGGCTAGCTCCAACACCTTTTTGGCGTCGTCGATTTCGCTTGTTGCGAATTGCAATGTTAATTGATAATACATTTTCTAGTCCTCCGTTTCTTCCATTTCTGCGCCTTCTAGGCTTTCGCTTAGGTTCACAACCTGCTGTACAAAATCTCTAAGCATAGCATTTGCAGCGTGTTTCAAAATTGATCTATATTCCTCTGGATTGACATCCATCGCCTCAAGAAAGGCTTTCATTTCTGCTTTGTGTCCCTGAATATTGGCTTCCATTTGCATGCGGTCTTCACTGTCTGGTGTCAGTACAATTTCTACTGAGAAAAGCTTTAATTCTTCCTTTGCAGGTTTTTCTTTTTCAATTTTGATCATGTTTAGTCCTCCTCTGTTATGTCACAATCTGCTAGGATATCTTTAGTTGTTGCGTCCTCATCAACGCCTTTGAAGTATCCTTTTTCTTTCATCCTGCCTAAAACAGGTATATATTTGAACATGTATTTGCTTGGACAGCTTTGTAATAAATCAAATTCAAATTTAGATAGTTCATAAGTTGGTTTTATATACTGCTGCTTTAGCCATTTCATTGCCCTTTTATGACACTCTTGTGGCTGGTCTTTGCGAAATTCGCAGTCACAGCAGCTAATACGATTACATTGTTTAGGTTTTCCTTTGACTACCGCTAAATTCGGCATGCAATCTTTTAGAATTTCATGCAAGTAATGATCTAGATTAGTTTCTAGCCCTTTGATAGCTGCCTGATTCTGTTCTCTATATTGCTTCAATTCCTCTAGCCATTCTGCAATTTGCCTATAATCTTTTCTACCTCGAGCATCTGCGCTTTCATCTTCAGATACCTTTTTTGCGATGGCAATCGCTTCATCTAGTGTCATTCTTTCTTTTTCCTCCTTGTATTTTTGAACACGTGCTGTATAATATAAGCGTGTTCTATTGCTAGAGCCTTATTCGTTTTCGAACGAGGTCTTCTAGCCTTTTTTTATAGAACGCTCGTAGGATTCTACGATATTCTTTTGTGTAAGGCCTAGATACTGAATAGCACGCTTGGTCAGAATAACGTTGCTGTCGATATTTTCTAGACCTTCTTTTTTTATGTCTTCCATGATCTTTTGGAAGATCTGGCTTCCTTTTTTCCTTCCGCAACCTAGAAACTTTGATAGCTCGGATTTGTTCATGTATCCTTTTTCCAGCATCTCGTATCTGTAGGCTGCTAGGTTTTCTACTTGCAAAACTCACCACCTCCTTTAATAAAGCATTTGATAGATCATGATCCAAACCGCTACGCTAAGCGACAGGATCAGGATTAGGATCGCAACGTTTAGCACTGTTACAAGTCCAGATCTGAATTTTTGTTTTCTGATTCTTTTTTGTTCTGCATAGAAGGCTTCCAGTCTTAGTCTTTCTCCGTGAAGGTTGATACCCTCCGCAAAGTCTGGAAGCTCTGCGCCTGTTGTCTTGTGTTCCATTTCCATTTCTCTTTCTCCCTTTCGTGATACAATCTCCTATGAAAGGAGGTTAATCGTTTGAAGTTAAATCAGGATTTAGTTCGGTTGCTTCTATCTGCAGTGGAAGCAAGTCCTGAACCTGTGAATCTGTCGGAGTTAACTTTCGACGGCTTTTCTTCGTATGATGTCAGAAATCATTTGAAGGAATTGTTTCGTCGTGGCTATATTAGTGGTGAAGTGAATAAATATCTTGCTTCTACTGATTACATAGCTTCTTTCCTTACTCCTGCAGGTTCTGCTTACTTAAAAGAATTGAATACTTCCGGTCTTAAGAAATTTCTTTACGCCACAAAGCGTTTTGTTCGTGATCTGTTGATTCAGTATTTTTCTAGTAAGCTTCCTTAATTACTTTTTCTTGAAGAAGGGCTTAGTCCCTTTTTTCTTTTCTTCTGATTCTTCAATCCTGTACGGGTTTTCCCTCTCATATTCTTTTTCGATTTCCTTTTGATCTTTTTCTAGAACCGAGTCAAACATCCAAGGATCGGCTGCACCTAGTCTGAATTTGAGATGTATATGCATTTCTAGATATCCAGGCGTTGCTTCTGTTCTGAGTCTTGTGATCGGATAATCGCTGAGGTCTAAGTCGTTGATCTTGATTCCTTTACCGCCATCTAGGATTTCAAAAGATTCAAGCTTTTTCATTTGTTCACCTCCTCTTATTTCTTTGGTTCTTCCAGTGTGTACAAATTGGGAAGTATTAAATCGTATCTTTTTCCAGATTCCTCTAGCCCTTTTAAGATTTTGTTAACCAAATCTTCAACTTCGATAGGCATCTACTTCACCTCCTCCTGTTTCTCTGGTTCCTTGGCTGCCGGGGCTGGCTGAGCGTCTTTAGCTCCGGCAATGTAGCCTTGAATAAATGATTTCTGCCTTTCATTTAAATCTTTTACATACTCAGCGTTTTCTTTTAAATCTTTTAACTCAAAATTGCTTTTATTCATGTTTTATCACCTTCTTTATTGCTTTTATTCAAGTTACGTCTATAATTTACCCCTCAAAGTACAGAATGTCAACACAAAAACTTGAATTATTCAAGATTTGTGTTATTCTTTCGGTGAGGAGGAAAATAAAAATGCTAGGGCAAAGAGTAAAAGAGATTCGAAAAGGTTTAGGCCTTACAATGAAAAAATTCGCTGAACCTCTTGGCTTATCTGAATCGGCTATAAGTCATATAGAAAACGGATCAGCAAACCCATCCGAAAGTACTAAAAAATTAATATGTTCTGTATACGGGGTGGACTATTTTTGGTTAACTGAAGGAAAAGGAAAACCCTTTATCAACGCTACACAGCTTTTATTAGAGCAGCTAGCCATCGAAAATCACTGGGATTCAGAAACTTTAGATATTATGAAAAAGTTATATGAATTACCTCCAGAGCAGTTTGATCTAGTTCTAGGAATGATTAAAAATATGAAAGACGAGTAATCCTGTTTAGGTTGGTTACTCGTCTTTTATAAAAGAAAAACGCAGAACCTGTTTCCAAGTCCTGCATTCTTCCGTGTGTGTTCTATTGCTGTGTTCCGTGTCTGATCCAGATTCTTTGTAGGATTTTATAGGCCTGTTCAAGACCCTCCTGGTCCATAGTCTGGAGCATGAATTCGATTTTCTTTTTGAGTTCCTCTATCCCATTTGTTTTCCCTTCTTCCTTAAAAACTCTTTTCCTAATTTCCTTCAGTTTACAGCTATAAACTTATTTTGTCAAACTTTTATGGTTATTATTTTGTATTTTTTACTATTTACTTTTTAAACCTAAAAGATTAATATAAACCTAGGAGGTGTAATTAATTATGAATAAATTGAATGAAGTCTTATCTTCAAAGCTCCCTGAGCTGATGAAGGAGTCTGGTGTCAGTCGTAGAGATTTGGCTGAGTATTGTGGTGTTTCTTATAACACCGTGCGGTGTTGGGAGGTTGGAACTAAAGCACCAAGGCCAGATATGGTTGTAAAAATTGCAGAGCGCTTCAACCTGAAACCTTTTGATCTGATGAGCGAGGCTTTTGGAGATTCTGCAGTAAAGCCTGTTCGCTTTCTGTCCCTGGTCGACGAGGACGGGTCTGTATCTAAGTCGAATAGCTCGTCAGTCTTCACTTCTACGGCTACAGATGTTACGGCGGATTATATCTATGTCATGCCTGATGAAACTATGTATAAGGCGGATATTATCAAGGGCGACGTCTGCCTGATTCGCGCCACAGGTGCTATTCGTGCTGGTGTGCCTATGTTAGTGAAGTATCAAGGTAAAGCCATGCTGCGCTTTATTATTACGCATAACGAAACGAACCAGATTGCTTTACGTACTGCCAGTCCGTATGCGATTGGGACTCTCTTCTCAACGGAAGACTTCCACGATCAGGTTCAGGTGTTGGGTGTTTTAGTCGCTTTTCGTAGAAATTATAAAAGGAGGTAATCTCCTATGGCTCAGCAAAAGGACACAAAAAGGGGAACCTGGATGTTCTATGGTTCCTGTAAAGATATTACCGGAAAGACTCAGCGATATTGTCGTAGAGGGTTCAAAACAAAAAAAGAGGCAAAAGAAGCCGAGTTTGCCTTCCGTCTGGAAATGGCGAGCAGTAGGCCTTCTATAACCTTAAATGAAATGTTTCAGTTATACTGCAAAAACGTAGAGAATATGTCCGTAAAAGGATCCACTCTCTATACGCACGAACATACTTATAAAAATCACATCCAGGATGATTTGGGAAGCCTGAAGCTTACGGCGCTTACGACTCCCGTTCTTGATCAGTGGAGAAACCGTCTGCTTCAAAAGAAAAAACCAAACGGTCAACTTTATGCTGCCCCCACTTTAAACGGTATTTTAGATACTCTATCCGTTATTCTTTCCTATTCAGTAAGACTTGGATATCTTGAAGTCAACCCGTGCAGGTCTTTGCCTATCGTGAAAGACAAGCGGAATCTAAAAGACCAGAGTCTGTTATTCTGGGAGCAGGAAACCTTTACTTATTTTATATCGTGCGTAGACGACCAGTACTGGCGTGATGTCTTTATGTTTATGTTTGGCACTGGTGTCCGTAAATCTGAAATGTTTGCCCTTCAATGGTCAGATGTTGATCTAGGCAGAGGCCGGGTGCATATTTCAAAAACATTAACGATAAAAACGGAATCGGCTCCGTGGGAGATTACTCCACCTAAATCTAAAAACTCAAACAGATATATTGATCTACAGGATACCCTTCTAGATTGCTTAAGGCGTCGCTATAGCGAGCAACAAAAGAAGGACGGGTTCTCGTCCTCCTGGTTTGTGTTTGGCCATATAAAGCCACTTCTGGCGCCCAGACTGGCTGTTGCTTTGAAGAAATATATCCAGGTTGCTGGTGTTCCACCTATCTCTCCTCACGGCTTTAGGCACTCTCACGCGACTCTGTTGATTCGTGCCGGTGTAGATGATCAGCTAATTGCAGAAAGGTTAGGGCACTCTGTTAGTGAATTAAGAAAAACTTATGCCCATATATACTCCGAATCTAGGCGTGAAATGCTGGATAAACTGAACAAAATTTTATAAAAAATACATCAAAAATACATCACGAAGTAGCTAGGTGCTTTATATATAGGCATTTCGGCTACTTTTTCTCTATGTTATACATAGAGATGTTTGAGTTATTTGTACTCGACCAAAATTTCAAAATCAGTCGATGAAAATATTTTTTAAGCTTTCGTCGTATCGTCACTTTGAATATTCTTAATAATATCCGTTAAATCTGCCTCGTTGATTGCTCCATCATAGAAATCGTTCAACGTTTCAATCAAGCCTTTATCATCCGGTAAAACCGTTTCAAATACATCTTTCATATGCTCAGCTTCCATACTTGAACCTGCATACTTAACAGTCGCATGAATCAAAGAAGTATAGATGACATTGACTAACATTAAATGATATTTATTGTTATAACCTTCATTACGATTATCAATCACTGTATTTGCACTAATTAAAGCTGTACCTTGATATTGAGCTAAAGTTGGAAACTCTAAATAAAGTCCTTTTACCATTTTGTATGTCATTAATTTCAATGCATATACACACGCAAATTGTTCTAAATCGCCTAACATATACAAACGATTATCACTATCAAGGACCTTTTTAAAATTAATATCCAATAATCTTGCCAAAACATCACTTATACATTCTAAATTTGTCTTACAAACAACTTCCTGACGACCATCTAAATCCGTTGTAATTACGAATAAATCTCCTTCACGATCATAAAATATATTATCTGGATGTCTTAAATTCACCATACAATTACCTTTTAACGAATAAAATTCGTACCCTTTCTAATTTCTTTTTCCGGCAAACCATACGCCTCTTTACCTAAGGCAATACTTTTCATCAAGAACGTCATATTACGAGCTAAAACGCGCATTGTTTGTTTACCCTCTTCATCCTGATTGGCTTCTTGTGCATTATTTCCATGAATTGAATTCCAATATTGACTCGATACAACAGGCATACCACTAATTGTAAAATATTTATTCAATTCATCAAAAGTAGCACTCGC